CAGAAAACAAATAGAATTTCTCAGTCAATCAGACTGTATATGCCAGACACACTGACATGGGATTTTGCACAAGATTGGAGTGAAGTAAGTTTGACTCAAGAACTTGGTGTGGCTCTTCAAGCGGCTCAAGGTATTACTGGCGCATTCTCAAAAACTGATGGTGTGCAGAATGGTCAAAAAGCTGGTGTGTTATCTAATCTAGGTCCGGCGGCTGCTGAAGCGGCAGGTGAAATGATGGGCGGTGGTGGTAAAACACAAATTGCTATGGGTCTTACGGGTTATGCAGTGAACCCTCAAGTTGAAGTTTTGTATGTCTCACCTAAACTGAGAGCATTTCAATTCGACTTCACATTTGCACCAAAATCATCTCAAGAAGCACAAAATGTTATCGACATTATTGGTGCATTAAAATTTCACTCGGCGCCAGAAATCTTAGGTGGATATAGTGGTCGTTATTTTGTGCCACCTGCTACTTTTGATATCGGATTTTCTAATAAAAATTTAGGAAAAATTGCAAGTTGTGTTTTAGACAGATTGAATGTCGATTATGCACCCAATGGTTACATAACATTCAAAGATGGTATGCCAGTGTACATTCGTTTGCAACTGTCATTCAAAGAGTTGGAATTCATTACCAAAGAAAAAGTCAAAGAGGGATTCTAATGGCAATTGCTTATTTCGAAAAATTTCCTCTACTTGGTTACAATTTAAATCAAAACCAAAAAGAGCAAACTGTAGATGTTGTCAGCAATATCTTTACCAGAGTTACACTATATTATGATAATCAGAGAATTGATTTTCGTGATTTTCTGCGTAGAAACACTCACATATTTTACAAGTATCAAATTAAAGATGGTGACAGACCAGAAATAATTGCACACAAACTTTATGGCTCTGCTGATTTGTATTGGTTTGTTACTTTATTCAACAATATTCTAGATCCAGTTTTAGATTGGCCTAAAGACTATATCAGTTTTCAAAGATTCATTAAATCAAAATATGGTAGCATTGAGTTAGCCAAAACAACAGTTCATCATTATGAAAAAATCATAACTACAACTACCACATTTGGTGAATCTTCACAAACAGTGTTACCGAGTGATGCTACTGAATATGCAACATTGGTTAATATGGTTCCTGTTACCGCAACTTTAACTGGTGGACCTGTAGTAACACAAACCACAACAAGAAATGTTGTCTATTCTTATGAATATGAAGAAACTCTAAATGAAGAAAAGCGAACAATTTATCTTATGAAGAAAGACTACACTGGACTGATTATTAGAGAATTAGAACAGTTATTGGAAAACACTTAATATGGCAACTGATGGATTAGTCAATTCATATGACTTTGAATTGAACGAATGTATTTTAACGGCGGGCAATGGTCGTAAAATTGATGTTAGAGGTATTCTATTTGAGTTAAACATATTTGAAGATATCTACAACAATGTTTTAACTGGCAATATTATGTTGAGCGACAGTAACAACTTGATTAATAAATTGCCTCTAGCAGGATATGAAACAATTTCAATATCATTCACAAAACCATCTCATAAAACAACATACAAGAAAACTTATCGCATTTACAAAATGAGTGATAGAGTAAAACAGAGTGATACGAATGAAAATTACATTTTGTATTTTTGCGGCGACCATATGTTCAAGACTGAGATGTTTTCGAAATCATACAGTGGTAGAAAAATAAGTGATATGGTAAATGACATTGTTCTAAAGAGACTTGGCGTAAGTAAAACAACAATTGAACCTACCGCAGGAATTTATGATATTGTGATTCCATTTATGACACCTTTCAAAGCAATCAACTGGTTGTCAAAGAGAGCGGTGTCTCCACTCAGTGCAGGTTCAAGTTATTTGTTTTTTGAAACTTTTAAGGGATTCAATTTTGTATCATTGGAAAATTTGGTACAAAAATCTCCTGTAAGAAAACTTCATGCTACAGTCAAAAAAATTGCTAATCCTGCTTTAGCGCCACAAGCAAAACCAAATTTAGCTGAAGAAGAGGCTAGTGGTGGAGAGAATTATAGATTTTCAAATTCATTCGATGTTTTAAATTTGGTGTCGAATGGATATGCAGGTTCAACATTAGTCACCGTTAATCCTTTGACACAAGTTATTGAAGAAACAACTTTAGAATCAAATGGATTTTTTGATAGCACAAAACATTTAAATAAAATAAATCCACATAGTAGTACATTCAGTGGTCCATCTACACCAACTAGAAGTGTTCAGTCATTACAACTGTCTACAAAAGATTGTGACAAGATAACATATGGTCCTGGTCCAAAACCTAATGATATTGAGAAATGGTATCTTCAAAGACCTATGTTTTTAGGTGGGTTAAATATGCAGAAGTTATCATTGACGATTCCAGGAAGTATGGAATTTACAGCAGGTGCTGTTGTTGAATTTACAGCACCTGAAATTTCTTTGAATGATGCGCCTGTTAAGAAAGCAGATGATGTTTTGAATTCTGGAAATTATTTGATTACTGCTGTTAGGCATATAATGAAGCGTGACAGTCATGTGTGTGTTATTGAATTAGTGAAAGACTCTTTGAAAAAGAAACCTGAATAATGAAAGATATTAAATTTTGGTTTGGTATCATTGAAGATATCGAAGACCCATTGCAACTATTTCGTTGCCGAGTTCGTGTCGCAGGATATCACTCAGCCGAAAAAACAGAAGTGCCGACAGCAGATTTGCCGTGGGCACATCCAATACATTCACTAGATTGGGGTCCATATAATAGGGCTGAAGAAGGTGATATGGTTTTTGGTTTCTTTGCAGATGGTGAAGATGCACAGTACCCAATGATGCTTGGTATTGTTCCTGGTATTCCTCAACAACCAGCAAATTCAAGTAAGGGTTTCAACGACCCAAGAACGCCTGCAAAATTAGCAGGAAGACCTAGACCACCTAGTGAAATTATTAAATCACAAACAACAGCGAAATAATAATGGCAACTCTTTTTCAACCATACACAATCATTGCTAATACATCACCGTCCTCAAACACTACAGGATTTTTGAGAGACCATTGTGGCGAAATAGTTTATGATGGATTTGGCAATCCTCTGATTGCAAATATCACAATTGTTGTTGATAAAACTATTCAAAATATCAATGAGAGTATTCCTAGAGTTCCTCCAACAAACTTAGGTATCACCCCATCCGTTTTAGCGTCAACAAACATTACTGCAATTATCAATGCATGTGATGATGTTGGCTTGACTAGTAAAGAAGCCAAATGTGCATTGATTGCTATTGTTGGAGCAACATCAAGATGGGATTCGAATGATGATGGCATGTTACCAATTGATACTCTTGAAGAAAGAATCAAATATCAAAAATTAGCTAAGGTTGATAATATCAATATTGATATTGTTAACAATCCAAATAGTTTAAAAACAAATCCTAATGTCAGTGCAACAGTAGCGGCACTTATTTTGAAGAGTTCGGTGCCAAATTATGCATCGGCAATGACAAACATTACATTTGTTCCTTTGGCGGCCGCAAAAGTAAAAGAAACAAAATCACTCTATGGTACTGTTGGTGGTGTTTCTGGTACTTCAAGTCTTGCATTAATATCTGACCTTTTCAATTACTTCTTTAAGAAGAATCCTTTAGCAGAAGATAATGATGGAGCCAATACTGCAAATACAACAGATGATACAATATTTGACTCACCAGAAACTATTGTTGAAGTAAAAGAGGCAGATGCGGCTGAACCAAATCCAAGCCCAAAAAGATTAAACGAACCAACCAATTCACGACTTGCTCGTAACTATAATGGTGGTGGCGGTGCTGGAGGTCCAGGTATTGTTGGAACTAAAAAAGATACAGTGATTCAAAGTGTGCCTGTTGCATGTGGTGGTTCATTTTCAGAACCAGTAACAAAATACAATGCAAAATACCCACACAACATGGTTATGGAAACAAAGTCTGGACATGTGTTTGAATTAGACGATACTCCAGGCGCTGAAAGAGTTCACATCTATCATAGAACAGGAACATTCATTGAAATGCATCCTGATGGTGATGTTGTTGTGAAATCAAATAAAACTAGCTATCATTTATCAATGGGAGATTTCAACATCTATGTTGCTGGTGATTGTAATATTACTGCTGAAAAAAGTATTCACATGAAGACAAAGGGAAACTTTTGTCTTGAAGTTGGTGGTGATGCTAAGTTTAATATTTCTGGTGCTTTGAAGATGGAAGCAAAAGGAGAATCTAAATTTTATTCAGATTCAACAACAACTATTCAAGGTTCAACATTACAATTAAATCCAGGAAGTGCTAGAGAAAATCCTGATCCAAAAACATTTAAAATTGCTGAACGCACCGATGAGCCTGTTCAAAGAGAACTGACCGACAATCAGAAAAAAGGAATAGAAGAAAATAGAAAA